GAGCTATAAGCTTTGGGCAAAACTACTTATTGGAGCCATACCTACAAGGCCAGCACATAATTACCAGGGACATGATCCAGTGGGACAGCAACTGCAAAAGCTACAAGTTTGATAAAGTACAAATTGGTGTAGATCCTGCCGTAAGTGAGAAAACAGGCAGCGACAGGTTTGGTATATGTGTGGCAGGCTTTTTAAGCGACCGTAAATACATATTGGAGTGCTTGGGCTTAGAGGGTGAGGAGAAAAACATAAAAAGGGCCACAGCAATAGTTAGGGCTTTATATGAAAAATGGCAAGCAAGCCGTGTAGTAGTAGAGACAGTAGCATACCAGGCAGTACTCAAAACTATATTTAAGGACATGGGGTTGGCTGTGCAAGAGCAAAAGACCACCAAAGATAAAACGACCAGGCTAATGGAAAAACAAATACAGTTTGAGGACCACAAAATATACTTTGCACCTGGCACTGAGGAATTAGTAGACGAGTTGCTAAGCTACCCAAATGCAGAGCATGACGACCGTATAGATGCAATGTTATTTAGTATAACAGAGCAAAACAAGGGCTTTTTTATATCCTCATTTTAGCACCATGAGTAATAAAAAGCTTAAAAAACCTATAAACCAAAGGGGGCATTGGGTACCCTTTAAAAGCGAGGCACTGGATCTATTGGCATGTGAGGCCTTAGTAATGGAGTTTGTACAGCAAGGCAGTAGCCTGGGCGAGGATGTAAAACCTATAACGGATATAAGCCTGTATGAGTTTTGGTGCTATATACAGCACAAAAAGGACAAATTACAGGAGGAGCGAGAGCAATAGAAAATAGCATTTTTATTTGTTAAAATATTATAATGGCAAAACTTTATACAAAAGTAGACGAGACACACTTTACAGTGGAGGAAACAAAAACCCTAAAAGACCAAGTGGATGCAATGGCACAATTTAGCTTAATGGCACAGCAAATTAGCCGTGTTAGGAGTATTGTAGGGCAAACAGTACAAAATAAAGAGTTAATAAGAAAAACTGTGGAGCGATACAATACATGGGTAGATATTTTAAACGAGGCAAAAGCAAACTGCCACTTAGCTTATAAGGAATTAGAAAAAATAACCTTGCCTGAGGGTTGGACAGTAGAAAATATAGACCTAACCAAGTTACCTAAATTAGACATAAAAAGGGACGAGGAAACAGACGAGGAAAAATAAACCTTGACATTTTAAGGGCAAAAATACAGCAGTTGGCAAAACTTTAACAGGTAAGGACTACCCTATTGTTTTTACTTGTTTGTAGTTTTGCCAATTAGCTTTGTAATTTTGAGTTTGTGATTATACACAATTATAATTTATAACCAAGCAAAATACATGAGGGTGTTTTGATTAGAAATAAACAGGGCTAAAAAATTGGAGCCACAAAGTAAAAAAAGCTTTTTGGGTAGCACCAGGGGCCTATCGCTTATAGGAGATTTTGTACTAAACCAAAATATATTTTACGATCTATACAAAGCCAATGGAGACATTAGGCAATGTGTAAGGAAAATATCAAACTCTGTTGGTAGAAATGGTATATATTTATTGGACAATGACAGCCAAATAGTAGATAATGCCGAAATGACAGCAGAGGTTTGGAGGATGTTTAAAACACCTACCTGGCTAAAATTTAAGGTAGATGTTTTTAGAAATTACCTATGTAGTGGTGAGGTATACATAGTACCAGTAAAAAATATGGCTGGTAAGGTTGTAAGTTTTCAAGTATTAGACAGCCGTGTAATTACCAAATATACAGACAAATATGGTAATATATACAAATTTACAGCAAGTACAAAAACTGGTGAGACTAAAACATATACACCTGATCAAATAGCTTTTTTTAAGTTGGAGGACGATGTAAACAATAGTAATAATGGTATGGGGCTTTTGCATAGCCTTATTTATGACGGTTTAAGCGATTTGGAGGCAAGCAAAACAAATTATGCTTTATATCAAAATAGTGCTATACCAAGTGCCATGTTATTATTGGACGGTGAGCTAAGCAAAGAGGAGATGCAAAATGCTAAGGAACAGTTTGACCTACAATATAAAGGTAGCGAAAATGCACACAAAACTTTAATTGCATGAGGTGTAAAAGATATAAAAATACTAAGTTTAACACCAAGGGATATGGAATTTATAAACCAAAGGCACATGACCACAGAAAAAGTGGCAGCAGTATTTGGGGTGCCAAAGTCAATACTTGGTTATGTAGATAATGTAAACTACTCTAACGGTAGGGAGCAAAGGAAAGAGTACTTAGAGGGTACAATTAGACCATACGAGGTAGATTTTGAAAACATGCTAAACAAACTATTACAAATGTTTGTGCCTGGTATGTGGGAGAGCATATACATAAAATGCGACGGTGAGCAATTAGAGGAAACACAGGAGCGATACGAGGGGCAAAGACAGGATATAGACCGTGGTATACTAACCATAAATGAGGTAAGAGTTGACAGGGGGTTAGAGCCAAGCAATGAGCCAAATTGTGATAAACATATAACCAGCCGTAATGCTGTACTTTTAGAGGATATAGCATTGGATGCTGTTTTAGATCCTAACGAGGTATAATGCCAATAAGTGCTAATTACAGGAGGATAAAGCAATACGAGGTTAAGGCTTATACAATTTGCCAAAAGAGTTTAGCCAAGCAATATAAGTTTTTGCAGGAAAACTTGGAGGACCTATACAATAACTACAAGTATAACATAAATTTGTGCTATGACTTGTTAAACAATGAGCATGTCCACATATACCCACTAAAAAAAAGCTGGGACGAGGAATATTGAGGCGAGCCATTGGCAGGGTTTTGGAGGGCTATGTGAGTTAATGACATGATCCTGGATGTAGTAAAACCAGTAAGCAATGCTGTGGAGAAATGATACAAAAAAAGGTACAGGAAATGGGCAAAGGTTTTGGCACAAAATGGGTTTAGCTACTACCCTGAGGCAATAACGGACTATGCAACACAATTTGGGCAATTAAACCTGAGTAACTATAAATGATCTATAAGCCACACTACTAAATTTGAGGTAATAAGTGTGCTTAAAGACGGTATAGACAACAGCCTAACACCTGAGCAGGTAGCAAAAAATATTGAGGCTATACAGCCAAGGGTGTTTAGCAAAGCAAGGGCAAGGACAATAGCGACCACAGAAATTGGTAAAGCATACGAGTATGGTAACTATATGCCTGTACAGCAGTTAAACAGTGTAGGTGTTAATGTTAAAAAATATTGGCTAACTTGCAACGATGCAAGAGTAAGGCCTGAGCACATGGCATGCGAGGACGAGGGGCGAAAACCTTTGGACTATGTGTACCCAAGTGTGGGTGTGGAAATATGCCCAGAGGGTGTTAATTGCCGTTGCTCTATGGAGTACGATTTTGATTTATAAACTAACATAGTAAAATGCAAGTAAAATTAACTAAAAACCAAGATTTTTTCCAAATTACTACCAAGTCAGTTAATGAAATTGTAGAAAATGACAAAGTAGTAGGGGTAGAAATTGAGGGTTATGCCTCTACAAAAGATAAGGACAGAGGTAAAGACATTGTAGAGCCAACAGCTTTTAAAAATGCCTTGGATCTATACATGACAAACCCAGTAGTGTTATTGCAGCATGATACAGACAAGCCTATTGGTTTAGTAACACAGGCTACAATAGACAGCAAAGGGTTATATGTAAAAGCAAAAATTACTGAGGACACAGACGGTGTATTTAGTAAACTAAAAAACAAAGTGCTTAGAGCTTTTAGTATTGGTTACCGTATAAAAGACTATGAAATAAACGAGGTAAAAGACGACCAAGGGGATGTAACAGGTTGGGAGCAAATAATAAAAGATTTAGAGCTTTTTGAAATTAGCTTGGTAAGTATACCTATGAACCCTTATGCCTTAACAAAAAGCATGGCAAATTGCTTTGAGGAGGTAAAGGAGGAAACAGTAGAGCCTGAGCAACCAGTAGAAAATACAGACGAGGAAATAACAACAGATCCAAACGAGGTAGATACAAGCTTAATTGAGGACGACACTTTACAAGAAATAAACGAAATAACAGAAAGCGAGGAAACCACAGAGGAAAACGAGGAAAGTGTAGAAAACGAGGAAACAGTAGAAAGCGAGGAAACAAAGGAAAATGAGGAGGAAACACCAGCAGAGCCTGAGGCTGAAAATGTAGAGCCTGAGGCAGAGCCAAACGAGGCAGTAGATAATACTGAAATAAGCGAGGAAACAACGGACCCATCTGAAAATGTAGCTGAAACTGCTACAAGCGAGGGTGAAATAGACCAAGCTGAAAAAGCCGTAAATGTAGATTTGCAAAAAAAGGCTGAGTTTGATTATGAGGCCAAAATGTTGGAGCAGGATAAAAAAATTGCTGATCTAACACAAAAATTGGATAATGCCACAGACCTTATAAAAGGATGTGTAGAGGTATTAAACCAATTAAACGAAACCGTAGAAAATACGGCAGTAAAGACTGGTTTTATTTATGAAAGGCCAGCAGAAAAAGCTAAAAAAGGTTACTGAGCAGTAGCCCAATTAGCAAAATCTATTTAATTTGTAAATCTTTTTAAAAATGAATTTAAAAGAATTAACAGTAAAAGCTAAAAAGCTTTGGGATCCTAATTTTGTAGAGGATGTAAATGTTGCTGAGGATGTAAAAGCCAACGAGGTTATGAACACATGAGCAACAGCTTTTGGTACTGAACTTATACCAACAAATGTTATGTTAGATCCAATGTTGGACTTAGTACCTGAGTACTCAAAATTATTGCCATTGTTACCAGGTAACCATGGTAATAACATGCCTATTAGTGCAAAAGTACCTGTAATATGAGAGGCAGAACTATTTAAAGGTAACACAGAGTGGACTACATGAGCTGGTGCTTTTGTTACACCTGCTAACAATGGACCTGCTACATGAGCAGTTACTATTACACAATGACAATACATTTTAACAGTGTCTTTGTCAAAAAGAGAGTTAAATTATGGACCTGCTCAATTAGAGGCTCTAATTAGAGAAAGAATAAACAGAGCAGCTGCAAGGACTATTGATGCTGTAATTATAAACTGAGATGCTGAAACAGGATCTACTGGAAATGTAAACAGCGACGATGCAGCACCTACAACAGGACTTTACTATTTACAAAACGACCACGGTATTAGAGAATTGGCTATAAACAACTCTAAAACAGTTAATGCTGGTACTTTGGATAGTGGAGACTTTTTGGCTGTATTGGCTTTATTGGATCCATGATACCAAAGCATGTTACAAGACTTGTTAATTTTAATGCCAAGCTCTGTATACATGAAAACTTTGGCTTTAACAGAGGTAGTAACAATGGATAAATTTGGACCAAATGCAACTATTGCAAGTGGTATTTTGGCTAAGATATGGAACATTGACATTTTAGTTGCAAGAGACCGACCTTTGGCTGAGGCTGACGGTAAAGTAAGTGCTACTGCATCTAATAATACTAAATGATCTTTTGGAATTATTTATAAACCAGCAGTACAATACTGATTTGGACAACCATTGGAAATTGATGCATTTAAAGTACCTGGAAAATGAGTTGACTTGGTAGCTACTATGGAATTTGGTTTTGCTATTGCAAACTGAGTAGCTGGACTTGGTACAACTGTTGCAGCAGGTATAAATGTAACTGTCTAATTGTACTATATAACTTTGCTAAGGGGGTACACCATGTACCCTCCTTGGTAAAGCCTTTACATATTATAAATAGTAAAAATGCTAAAAACTTTATTAAACATATCCGATACAGAGCAATTAGTTAGCACAGTAAATGGTAAAGAAATGGTAAAGCCTGGTGCTACTTTTGAAACAGAAAAAGCAGACGAGCTATTGAGAAATTATAAAAGCTTGTTTGAGTTGGTACCTGACGAGGAAAAAGAAAACGGACCAATAGAAAATACAGAAAATGAGGAGGAGGAAATAGTAAAAAAGCCAGTAAAAAAGAGTTTTAAAAATAAATAATGCTACTATGTATGTAACACTTGCAGAGTTTAAAGACTATATAGGTGTAAGCTGAGACCAAAGCGACAGCACCCTAACCACTTTATTACAAAGTGCTGAGGAATTACTAAACAAATTATGTGGAGTAACTACTTTTGATCAAACAGAGGGTGAGGAATTAGTAGACCTTAGAAAAGTTTATACAAACCTTAATGGCCTAAATATATACTTAACAAATAAGCCAGTACAAAGCATATTACAGGTAGACGGTACAGACTACAATGGTGTACTTGGTACAGACTACATAATTGTACAGGATCGTAAAGTAATATTTAAAAGTTTGAGTGTAAACGACAATTTTGGGTTTATGAGAATAAAATATAAACGAGGTTATAATAGAGCTGCTTTGGTTGGTGATGCAACAGTAGACCAGTTACCAAAGGATATAAAAACTATGGTAATGATGCTTGCAGGTGGTATGTGGCAGACAAAAGACTACCAAGGTGTAAGCCAATATAGGCTTGGCGACGAGAGTATAAGCTTTGGTACAATAAACAACCAAACACCTGAGGAGCAATACTTTAAATTTAAAGCTTTGCTGGATAAATATAAAAATTTTAATTTGCCTTGCTAAAAAATGAGCATGTTATTTAATAAAAAAGCACAATTATACACCTATACAAGGGATGCCAACCAGGTAAGTACTTATACGGCTGGTGCTATGTTTGCATGTGCAATACAGCCAGTTGGTACTAAGGACGGTTTTGAACAAGGCACAATGTACAATGTAAAAAAAATGTACACACAAAAAAGCCTAAGGGTTGGTGATAAATTAGTAATTGACGGTATAGACTACATAGTAAATAACATTGAGGACTGGCAAGGTACAAAAAGGAATTTTTACAAAGTAATTATACAAAAATCTAATGGTAGTTAGTGTAAAGGCCGACGGCGATATAGAAAAAGTAAGACAGTTAAGCCAAAATATTGGTTTTTCCGTGGAATTATTACTACAAAAAATAAGCCAAAAGGTCCAAAACTATGCCAAAGAAAATGCACCAGTAGGAGAGTACAAAAACGGTAGGCAGTGAGGTACTTTAAAAAGGAGTATAAGCCATAATTGGGATAGTGTAAAACAAGGTATAGCCATAGTGGGTAGCCCTGTTGCATATTCTCGTAGGAGAGAGTACGAAAATAACCTACACCCATGGACAAAATACTACTTAAAAAGGTGATATACTGAGCATGTGCCTGAGTTTAAAGAAATAATAAAAAATGCTTTATCCGAAAAACTTAACTAATGACAGCGACCACATATAGTTTTAAAACAATAGGAGATACTATATACAATAAAATGTTGGAGATCAAAAACACCGACAAAAGAGTGGGTGCTGTTTATAATTACGATGTAAAAGTAGAGGGAGGTATAAGCCTGCCTGCAATTATTATTACTCCTGGTAGTGGTAGTAGTGGTTACTTAGATACATGTAACTACACAAACCAGGTAAATTATGAGGTAAGGTTGGTGGACAGGATCCAGGATAATATAGCAACTGTGGAGGACAACCTAAGGGTAGTTGCCGACATGGTAATGGCTAAATTACAGGAAATAGGGACAATTACTTGGAGTAATAATAATTGATACACGGTTAAGTGTGAGTTTGACTATTTACGAGGTTTTACGGACACACAGGAGCCTTTAAGGGTTTTCCAGGTTACATGTAAATTTATAACTATAAATAAATAACCATGGCAAAAAAAAGATGTATAGACGGAGCATGCGAGGTAAACGACGACAGCTCTATTATAGAAAAAAAAGAGGCAGGGCAAAAAAGGTTTAGTTTTCCAAAGTTTGGTGTAAGTGTTTTGGCTAAAAGTTTGGAGGAGGCAGAGGAAAAAATAAAAGCCCTAACAGGTGGAGATTATGAAAACAAATCTATTTAGTTTATAATAAATTACAAAATGTCTAATGCTTATATTGGTAGGAGGTCTGCAATAGGACTTTGAAAAGAGGCAACGGCAGGTACAGCCGTTAGTGCTCAGGTATGGATCCCAAAAGAGGGAGGTGTATTAAACCCAAGTTTTGAGGAGGCTGTGGACAGCTCAGGTTACGGAGTTATTGACGAGGTATACGAAAGCTACACCACTAAAAATACATCGGCAATTACTTTAACAGGTATTGTAAGGGACGACTTTATAGGTTACCTATTATTAGGTGCTCTATGAAAATACACAAAATTATACTGTGTAACAGGTACACCAAGTGGTGGTACTCCTGCAAGGGGTGATACAGTAAGCAATGGAGGTGTGCTAAAAAAAATTATAGAAATAAACAGCACAACTTATTACTTTTTTGATAAAGCCCAAACAGGTAGTATTACAGACGGTACTTGGACTATGACAGCTACTGCTGTAAGTGGTGTTAATGCTCACTTTTTTGAGAGGTTAAACAGTAACAACCACCCTACTTTTACTTTGTACGACGACGATCCAATAGCTGGTGCTAAGGCTCCATATTGTATGGTAAATAGCTTTGAGCTAACATGCGAGGTAGCAGACTATGTAAAGTTTAGTGCAGAGTTTATGGGTAAACAAATGCAAACAGCAACAGGACAAAACCCAGCATATAGCGACGAGGCACCATTTTTGGCAAGCATGGCTGGTGTAAGCTTTGCTAATAATGAGACAGGGCTAAATAATGCAAGTACACAATGTATGCAAAATTTTAGGCTAACGATCAATAAAAACTTAACAGACATACAATGCTTTGGTAGTACAGATATAGACAGCCTACACAACCAACAATTTACAGTGGACGGAGATTTTGAGGCACTATATACAAGTACTACACTAAGGGACTATGTAATAAACAGCGATAAAAAAGCTCTAAGGTTTTTTGCAGAGAATACTAATGCAGATGCTTTGGCTACATGAATTTACCCAGCTATTTATATTGACTGTATGAAAGTTGGACTAAATGAGTGGACAAAAACAGATAGTAATAACGACATAGTAAAGCAAACAATGTGATTTACAGCACAGTACGATAATGCTACTAATGCAACTATTGAGGTATTGCTATTAAACAGCAACAGCACAGGTTACTAATGACCAATAAGCTGTGGAGCCTACCAACGGTGCTAAAAGACACGGCTTTAAATAATGCAGTTTTTGGGTGGTTTTAGGTTTTGCTCTTGTTTTCCTACTACCACCCTACTTAAAACAGGAGCTATTTAATTTATAAAAAACAAGGCAATGGAAATTACAATTAACGGTACAGCAAAAAATGTGGAATTTAAACCAATTTATACAAGGCTGGTAGATCGTGAGTTTAACAACATTTTATTTGGTAACAGTAAAGCCAGCACCAAATCAAATGATGTTGAAATTGAACTAAAAAACATGCAACTGGCAAACGACTACTTAGTTATGGCAATGACCAACCTAACCCAGGAGGACATAGACCAAATGGATACAAACAGCTACAACGAAATACTAAAAAGGGTTGGTGAGATCAAAAATGGGAGTAACTAACGAGGAGGTAATAACACAATTTATAAGGACTTTGAGGACTGGGCATAATGTAAGTAAGGAGCACAGGGACTACATACTAATTAAAGAGCTGTACCACTGTACACCAAGCGAGCTGGATAACCAAAACGAGCACATGCTACAATTACATTATACCATGTTAATGGAGGAAAGGAAATGGGAGCACATAGAAAACGAAAGGGCAAGGCAAAGGGCTAAAAATTCACATAAATAATTATAAAAAATATGGCTGATACAAACTATGTAATAGATCTAATATTGGAGGCTAAAAACAATGCCACGGCAGAGCTTAACAAAATTGGTGGTAATATAGACCAACTAAAAGAAAAAAGTGTAAAAATGTCTGAGAGTACCAAAACTGCTTTAAAGGCTGTGGGTGCTGCTGCAACGGCTGTGGCTGGTGCCGTAGTTGCTATTGGTAAAAAAGCCGTAGACAGTGCAGTACAAATGGAGCCAGTAAAAAATAGTTTTGAGAGGCTAAGCGATAGTGTGGGTGTAAGTGCTGACGAAATGCTAAAAGCTATGCAAAAGGCAAGTAAAGGTACTGTGTCCAACTTTAACTTAATGAGTGCTGCAAATAAAGCATATAGTTTGGGTGTGGTTAAAAATACCGACGAAATGACCACCCTAATGGAAATAGCCAGGGTAAAAGGACAGGCCATGGGTAGGACTATGGAGGAGGCCTTGGAGGACATAGTAACCTGACTTGGTAGAGGTAGTGCAATGATCCTGGACAACTTGGGTATAGTAATTAAGCAAAGCGAGGCCCAGGAGGAATATGCAAAAAGTATAGGTAAAACCGTTAGCCAACTAACAGAGGCTGAAAAAAAGCAAGCCCTCATAAATGCAGTAGTAAAACAAGGTAAAGAGGAATTGGCAGCAGCTGGCGAGGTTGCCCTAACTATGGCTGAGAGGCAAGCACAATTAAATACTACATGGGAAAATATAAAGGTAACCCTTGGGGAGGCCTTAGTACCAGTATTGGAAAAATTACTAAACTTTTTACAGCCAATACTGGATAAAGTAGCAGACTTTATAGCGAATAATAGCGAGCTGGTAGCAGGTACACTAAAATGGGTAGCTGGTATAGCTGCTTTGGTTGCAGGTTTAAGTGGTTTAGCTTTGGCTTTGCCAGCAATAACCACAGCAATAGGTACCCTAACAGGGCCAATAGGTTGGGTAATAGCTGCAATAGGGCTACTTGCAACAGCTTGGAGAAATGACCGAGGAGGAATACAGGAAAAGACAAGGGAGGTAATAGACTTTGTAAAGCCTTATATTGAGGAGCGAATAGGTGGGCTCCAAAAGTTTTGGGAGGAACACTGAGAGGCTATAAAAATATATTTACAAGCCTTTTGGGACTTTGTGCAAATGTTAATTAGTACAGCATTGGATGTAATAAAGCTTGGTTTTGAGTGATTTTTTACAGCCATTGGTGTAATGGTAGATATATTTAATGGAGACTGGCAGGCAGCATGGACTAAAATAAAAGATTTTGGGGCAAATATTGTAAAAACCATAGATAATATAATGACAAAGGCCTTTGGCGATATGTGGACTAATATAAAAAACTGATTTATGGAGGGGTATAATTGGATCGTAGACAAAGTAAATGCCTTAGTAGATAGAATAAAAAGGGCTGTACAGGCTTTAAAAGATGCTTGGAACAGTGCAAAGGAGTGGCTTGGTTTTGGTGGTGATAAAAGCACCAGGGCGAGCTGAGGGCCAGTATACCAAGGGCAACCATATTTGGTTTGAGAAAATGGACCAGAGATGTTTGTACCAAGCCAAAATGGTAGTATTGTAAAAAATGAGGATCTAAACAGCATGGGTGGTGGTAACCCAATAACTGTAAATATAAACATGGGAGGTGTGGCAGTATCAAACGAGGCAGACGAGCAAAGCCTGGCAAATACAATAGCTGAGACTATAACAAGGCAATTAGAGCTATACAAAAAAGGTATTTATTAAACTAATATATAAAATATGCCTGATCTATGACACTTTAATAGTATACTGTTTAATGGTGGTAAAAGGAGTACAACCTGAGCTGGTGCAGACGACATAGTATTTAACGGCTTTGGGTTGCAAAACCAAAACTTTGTAACCAGCGATATAAATTTTTGGAATATGCCAAAAATAAACCTGCTAACATACGACAACCCTAAAAACGACGGTGGTGGTGTTTTGGACAGATTTTACAAGCAAAGGACTATAACACTGGCTGGTAGCATACTTGGTGCAGACAGCGAGGATATAGAAAACAAAATAGATGCCTTAAAAAAGGCCCTGAGTGTTAAAACAGGTTACTTAGATTTTAAAGTTAATTGAGTTTACCGTAGGATATTATGTAGCCTAACAAACAGCGATATAATAAACAGGGCCCACTATGATGTGGACAAAGGTAAATTTAAGCTAACTTTTACTGCTTTGGATCCATTTTGGAGCGAAAAAGTTTGGAGCAGTGCTTTATTTACAAGTGTAAATGCTGAAATAAACGAGGACATAAACAATGAGGGTAGCCAATACAGCAACCCTATTATAAACATACTGGTAAATAGTGCCAGCAGTGTTACACAGCTAAAAGTAAAAATTTGAGACAACCAAATAATAATAAATGAGACTATAAATACAGACGATATTGTGGAAATAGACACGATAAACAAGGTGGTAACTATAAACGATGCCAGCATAGATTTTGGTGGTAAATTTCCAAAATTAGAGGCTGGTGTAAATAACTTAAATGTAGTAAGTAATGGTACATACAATTACGACATAAGTGTTTTATTTAGTAAAAATTACTTGTAATGCCAACAGCCAGCGAGGTAATAATTACATGATCTATGCAAGTTGGGGCTACCCTCACGGTAACCTACCAATACACAGGCGACAACCCTGAGGGAGCTACTGAGTACCAGTGGTATAGAAATGGGGAGGCTATTATTGGCGAGACAAGTAATACATACACTTTGCTAATAACGGACCAAACATGCGATATAGTTTGTGGAGTTTGCCCAATAGACGACCAAGGTAATGTTTGAGAGGTGGCATATAGTGAGCCATTGGACATCCAATACTATGCAGTAACAGTAGAGCCAATAGAAAAACAATACATAGTAAAACTATACGATAGTAACATGCAATTTGTAAAGGTTTTACCAGCTGGTTTAATAACTAACGATATAAGCTTTACAGAGAGCATAGATGCAGGACAAGGAGAAATGAGCCTAAATGTAAACCTGCCAATAGACACAAATTACTTTAATGGTATAAGGTACTGTAAAGTGTATGTGAGCGATAATACAGGGGTAGATAATTTGCTAATATATAGTGGTTGGCTAAGTAAAGTTAGCAGGGTTTATAGCAACCAAAAAGAAAATATACAAGTAGTATTTTTAAGCCTGTATAGTCTATTGCAGGAGGTAATAATTAGGCAAGACGGCCTACAAAATGGGGATAGTGTATTTACTAAAACATGAGACCCAGCAGATATACTAAAATTTATTATAGATTATTTTGTTAGCATATACCCAAATACTTTGAGTTATACAGCCAGCAGTATAGATACATACGGTACAAGTATAACACTGGAATTTAACACAAACAACTGTGGGGATGCTATACAAAATTTGGTAAATGGTTTAAGCTATTACTTGTTTGTTTGAGCAGACGGAGTTGTACATTTTCACCCTACACCAGTAAGTGCCACACACTTGCTAACATACGAAAAAGATATAACAGCCCTAACAGTACCTGAGGACAAAGAAAAAGTGGCCAATACAGTACAGGTAACATACAACGATAATGGTGTAAGTACACCAACCAGTATTGCCACGGATCCTACAAGTATAAGCTTATATGGAGTAAAAGAGGTGGTACTGTCAAGGGAGGATCTAACAAACCAAACAAGTGCAGAGCTATACAGGGACGAGTACCTAAACGAGCATAAAAACGAGGTACAAAACATACAGCTAACAATAAGCTGTTTATACCCAATAGAAAATGTGCACCCATGAGATACGGTAAAAATTAGAAATAACGATCTAAACATAGATAATGCACAAATATACAAAGTTACATACAAGTACGAGCAGGTACAGGTAACACTAAACTATTATACAAATATTGCTGAGCAAATTTTTAACTAATAAAATATGCAAAAATGAGTAGGTATACAAACTATGCTATTAAAAACAATGTATTTGGTACTTTAAGTGCTCCTGTTAGTAGCCTTGCAACCACAATACAATTAGACACAGGACAAGGGGCAAGGTTTACTACAAACATGTTGGCTACATTGGAGCATATAGAGGATAATAAAATAACTAAAAGGGAAATTGTACTAATAACAAATGTAAGTAGCGATACTTTAACAGTAGTTAGAAAATATGCAGCATGTCCAAGTAGCGACGATGCAAACACACAGGGCCAAACAAGTTTTAGTTTTGATACAAGCGACACTATAAATGTATACATACCAAAGGAAATATTAGACCTAATAAATAATGGTATAAAGTTTTTGGAGACACAGGGTACGGATCGTATGAGAGTTTTAGAGGCTGCAAGTGGCACACCTTTGGCTATTGATATTATGCCAGGTAATTTTAGGTGTGCAGACGACAATATAGTATATGCAGGTACTACCGACCAATTACTAACAAATAATGCAACAAATTATATAATGATAGACGGTACAGGTACACTGCAAATAAGTACAACAGACCGAGATACAAGATATACAAGGCTGGCAAAAGTAACCACACTTAGCTGAGAAATTACAGAAATAGAGGACCGAAGGCTGGACACAATTTGAGGTAACCTTGGAGGGTTGCAGATACATAGTTTAACAGAAAAAGTCGTACCAGGTAGGACAGACGAATTAGTAATAGCTGATAGTGCAGATAGTTATAATAATAAAAGGATATCTTATGCTAATTTAGTACCAAGCTGTATATCTACACCTATAGTATTATGAGAGGCAGTTACAGCTTGAGAGGGTAAAGGAGCTGTATATATAGATACAGACGGAAAAGCCTATAATAGTAATGCTTGAGTAATAGGTAAAAACTGGATAGACGGAATTATTTTAGATAGTGGTAGTGCTTGAGATACAGTAAGGATGGCTACGGCTTGAACCATACCTTTTACTAACTCAGCTGTAATAGATAATCCAAGGCTAAAAGCTACAATAGCTACTACTAATTGGTCTACTAATATTAGTGGTACTACGGCTATATTTACCTCTGCTACAGATGTTATATTTACTTGATTTTCTATAGAAACTACTTGGTATAAATGTGCTGTATCGGTATATATAGACGATATTTTTATTTGTATATACCATACAGATGCACAAGCCAATATATTTATACCATTAAAAGGTATCGTCGGTAAAAAATTATCTATAAGACTAAATACTTATACCTATACTGGTCGGGGATCTTCGCAGTCTCTAAGTGGTAAATCTTGAAAAGTTTACACAATTTCTTCTTGAATTGACTGACAATATGAAAATACAGCAACAAACGATATGTATGCAGACGGAATTTATAGCCTATGACATATAGTAGGTAATAATATAGATATAAAGCCTTATCGTCACTTATTAAGCTGAGATATGAGCTTTTGGAGAATAAGTGCGAACTCTAGCCAGTCTGGATCTTTCCAAGCTATGAAAAGTGGAGAAATAGAATACGATTTTTTACTTTCTCTATATAATACGACGAATCTTGACTCTTTTGGTATAATACAATGCAGTACAGATAACACTAATTGGAACGATATAAAAACAGTATGACTATGAGGAATTGCTAATAACTCGGGTAATATAACAGTAACTAATACTATAAAATTTTCTATTAAAAAATGATATTATTATAGAGCAGCCTACCAGCACCAAGGTACTTCTTACTGTAGTACTTCTTGATATATAACAGATATTAGATACGATTAAAATTTATAACATAAAACCCAATGAGAAAAACCAAAAACAAGAGCATATACAAACTAATAAACCTACTAATTTTGGCAGTACTGGCAATGAGTATAAGCCTAAACCTTTTTTTACGATCCAGTAACGAGGTAAGCTGCGAAAACATAGACAGCAGGCGAAAAGCCAACCTCCTCTACTCCATGGGACACAGACACTTAGACTGAGACAAAGACGGTATACCTTGCGAAAATTTACCCTATAACCAAAAGTAAGCATGGAGTGTTTAAGGTGTGGTAAAGAGAGCAAATGGGAATATTGCAGGGAGTGTAAAGCTGTAAGGCATAGGGCCTGTACCATGATAAGCCAAAATAAAACAAAACTAATAAAACTGCTGGACGGTGAGTGGTTGACACCTGAGGGCTTTAATAGGTTTATAAATTATACAAATAATATACTCAAATACGGTAAAATTTATATGGAGTACAAAAACCAAAAAAGGGATAAAATTTTTAAGGGCATAGCCAATACGGTGTTTATTGCAAGTGGTGGTATATCGTTGTGGTGCATAATATCCCTGGTAATAATTAGGTTATAAAAATTGGTGTATAGCTGTTAACTATACACCTTTTTTGTTTAGTTTAAAATTGTTTTTATAATTTAATTAAATTACCATGGAACTAACAAAAGAGATGTTTTTTAATGGCGACGAATTGGACAGCCAAAAGGTTGTAACAATGATAAACCAGCACCCAAACTCAGGGGTAGACATTTTAGACTTTATTGGTGATGTTATGAGGGACGAGTTGGAGTTTAAGTACGAGGAAAAACGGCTTAAAGAAAAATACCACCATGATCTAAGGGAGCTGCACGAAAAATACGGCCATGATTTAGACGACTAACCAAAGCAAAATGAATATTTTAAAGGTAATGAGTGGGCTTGGTTTAACGAGTGGTATAAAGGCAAAGCTCCTAAAAATGGGAGTAAGTGAGCAGGACATGGCAGGTGTAGATTTTAACAACATGCAAAGCCTCAATGAGTTTGCCGAAAGGATCGTACCAAAGCTAATAAAAAGCCACCCTCAAATGGCACAGCAAATAAAGGAGAGTGGCTGGCTGGATAGCCAAAAACAGCAGGAGGTAAACACCGTAATAGATGCAATATAAAATACTATGGTGCCTTGCAAGGGTAAAAAAACCAACACCGAGTATTTTATATGCTTAAATAACTGCAATGGACACAAACACTACTACTTTTGGAGGTATGGGGACTTGGTTAATAATTTTGCTACTATTTTTGTTTATGTTTAACGGTAATGGGTTTGGTGGTTTTGGTGGTAATAATGCTATGGGTTGGTTACTTTGAAACCAAAACAGCAACAACAACCACGATAATACAGTAGACCTAATGAATAATAACACAATGTGGCAAAACCAGTTAATGGCCCAACAAAATTTAGCAAACCAAACTAATTTAATTAGTACTGGGTTTTGCTGAGTAAATCAAAACATAGAAAGGGCTATACAACAGGGACAGCAAAATACATGTGCTATTATGCAAAACTGTACAGCCAATACTCAAAAAATCTTAGACATGATGTGTAATAATACAATTACACAACTAAGGACAGATTTAGCAGAGGCAAAAGTTATAGCTCAAAACAATGCACAAACTACTGAGCTATTGACAAAATTACAACCTGTGGCTATACCAAGCTACATTGTAAGTAGCCCATACACATCAATTTACCCACCTGCAACAACAGGTACTACCACAGCTAATGGGTAGTTAATTAAAGCCTACTGCTAACCATGCAGGGGCTTTTTTATTCTTTTAATTTTGTAAAAATGAGTTTGTGAGTATATTATAGTAAAGCAATTTATACCTTAATATGCAATATGGAATTACAGCAACGGCTATTACAACCACAAACTATTATAAGTATAGTAAGCTTTATATTTGGTTTAGGTGTGGTTTGGGCTACTCTAAACAGCAAAATAAACAACCTGGAAAAAAAAATACAGGAGGTGGACAACTTAGACCTAAACACAAAATTGGCACAAATACAAACAGATATTGAGTGGATCAAAGCCAAGCTTAACGAGAGGTAATTTATATTGTAAAATACAACTATGCAAATATTAGAGGGTAGCGACACACAGTTGACTTTTAATATAACTGAGACAAACAATGGTACTACTACAAATGTGGACCTAACCACATACGATAAAGTAACATTGTTTTTGCAGTTAACAAACGGTGTAATAGAAATAGACGGAACAGTAGACAACCAAGCTACAAACCAAGTAACTTTTGATATATTGAGCGAGCAAACGGCTAATAATTGTGGTGCTGCTTTGGCTGATATACGAGGGCTAAAAGGTGCAAGCAAAATTAGATTTAACGAAAATACTATACAAGGTGCAGTTTTACATAGTATTAAAGTGCCAACATGAGCTACTGAGTAAATGTAAATTTGGTACAGGGTAAAACCTACCAAACTAATATAAACCAGGTAACACATAAAGCAGAGCCAACACAAAAAACATATACTTTTGAGCTAAACCAACCACACTACTCTATTTACTGAAAACCAACAGCCACTAAAAATGTGGCTTATAGCATAAAGTATAGGCCAGCAGGTAGTGCTGAGTGGATCCTACTTAGAGGGTGGTGGTACGATAATGGTATATGGACAGCTGAGGGTATTTTTACTAATTGAGCACAATAAACATGGTACAAATTGAGTATTGAGATACAGGAGCCGTAGCAAGGCAAAAAATAAACCAAATTATACAAACAGCCGAAAATAGCATACCAAGTATAGGGCAAAATGGGCACTGGTATTTATGAGGTAACGACACTGGTGTAAATGCCCAAGGGCCACAATGAGAGCAAGGGCCAAAATGAGATAAAGGGGCTACATGAGATCGTGGGCCACAATGACTACAAGGGGAAAAATGAGCAACTGGGCCACAGTGAGAGACTGGGCCACAGGGTATACAATGAGAGCAAGGGCCAAAAGGTGAGCAGTGAGCTACTGGGGAAAAATGAGCCCAAGGAGAAAAAGGAGACACAGGGCCACAATGACCAGCAGGGCAAAACGGTACAAATGGTACTAACGGTAAAGACGGTGCAAGTATTGTTAGTGCTGATTTTGTGGACAATGATATAGTTTTTGGTAAGGACGACCAAACACAGGTAGTACTGGAAAATGCTAAACAACAACTAACAGGGCCACAGGGTGAGCAATGACCACAGGGGGAACAATGACAACAGGGGCCAGCTGGTAAAAATGGTAACGGTATAGCCTATGGTACATCCGATACAGCAGCAGCAACAGTAGAAAAAACAGTAAGCATACCTGAAATAACAGAGCTAAATGTAGGGCAAGTAATTATAGTAAAGCCAACTGTTACAAGCACTGTGGCAAATAGTACACTTAAATTAAACGATTTCCCAGCATACGGTATGCTGTATAATGGTGCAGCAATTACTACAAGTACAGACAGCATAGTATGGTGAGCCAATATACCAAGTATATTTATACTGGACGAGGTAAGCGATGTTAAATATTGGAGGTTTTGTGGGCATGGTTTAGACAGTAACACTACATATACAATAAACTATATATACGATGCCTGAAAAAAAACAGCTGGTACAGGTACCTATGCCATAGATCGTTATGCTTTATGTATGGAAAAAGACGACGGAACATGGGAAAAAATAGTAAATACGGCTGCTAAATATACAACAGGTACTACAAAATCTGTAAATACAAGGTGATTTAGGCTAAACCATATAAAATATTATGGTACTACCACAGCAGTTGCAAATGGTGCTTTGGTTGCAGCAAACACATTGTATACTCAGGCTGCCAGTGTAGATCTAAGGTACAGCACAAACTGTGGAGGTACTACTACATGGGCAGAGTGAGACCGTATATATTTAGTAGGTACATTGTGAGCAGACGGCCTATTTTACTTAGACACTACACAATGGTGGACTAACACATTGCCAAATAGTGCAGACGGTAAGCTGTATATTATGGTTGGTTATGCTTTGGCAGCTGCTGGATACACAGCAAGCTTTTTGGCTCAAAGACCTATATACTACCATAATGGTACAAAAATATGTGAGTACGACCAGGAGGCAAACGAGATTATATACAAAAGGCCAAGCAGTGGTACTTATGTGCTAAAAAGTGTAGACGGTGTGTTAAGTTGGGTCGCAGAGTAATTTATATTATAACAAAATATAATGACAATTATTTTGATCGGTGCAGTAAGTAGTTTTTTAACCTGGTTAGCAGGTAAAACAAAAATTAGCAAAACTTATTTAAGTATGGGGCTTTGCATATTATTAGGTGCAGGTTACTATTTTGCTACTACATACTACAATATACAGTGGCAGCAATTAGTAGAGGTAATTGGTGGAGTTTATGCAAGTAGCCAAGTAATATACAATTTGGCAGTAAAATTTGGGTTATTAGAAAAAGGGCAATAATAATTTTGTCCTTTATTTTTTTAAATACCCAAAATGAGTAACAATAAAAAGTATAGCATACACCATGAAATACCAGTAAGCAGGAGTGGTACTAACCACCCTGACAATAAAGTAAGCCTGCCTGATAGCGAGCACGTAAACCTACATAGGTGGCTTGGTAATAAAACACCAGCAGAGCAACTATTTAAAGTGCTAACCACCAATAAAAAAGTATGGAGCGACAAGTTTATACATGAGATCGTAAAAGTGCTGGACGCTAATTTTGACAACTACTATAAAGAGCACGTACATGGCGACATACAAGGTGAGCGAGGCAGTTTGATGGAGTTAGAGAGGCTTTTTAGTTTTTAAAAATGTTATGTGGTTAAAATTAAAGCTTTTATGGGAGAAAAATAACAGGATCCGTAAAAAGCAAACAATAAAAGCAATAATAGAAATAGTGGCCTATTTAATAGCCTTAGGCTTGTTTATAGGCTTTGCTACAAGTTTATTTTTAAATTATAAAATATAAAAACATGGAGCAAATGGAGGAAATGTACAACGGGTGTTTGGCAACATGAGAGAGTGCCAACGATTTTATTTTAGACGAGGGTAACGAGTGAGGGCTACCTACACTATACCAGCAGGACGACATATTTTTTGAGTACAACCAAAGTGCCAATACTTGGTCTAAATTGAGCTGTACTATATTTAATGCTTTTGGTGCTGTCTCTGATTTAATGAATTATAAATTCACTTTGGAGCAACAAAAGGAATTAAACGACCTAAGCTATGAGCCACAGCGAGGTAGAGTAAAGGGGGCTGGTTGGGACACCAGACTGGCCGTAGATCTACTGAGGACATGGCGAAATAGTAACGAGGAGATTGTAAAAAAGTATGGTAAAATTGCGTCGTATAGGTTTGCTATGAATAACGACGACTTAGTAAATAAAATATTGGATAAAAACTATACAATATGTTGGAGTTTTCAAGGTAATACGGACTATATTTTAGACTACCACCAGGACGCAATACTACATGGTTATAGCTTTGGTAAAAAAACATACGGGCACAGTGTAGGACTTAGAAAACACAATGGTAAAAAATGTGTAAAAGATAATTACGAGGGTAGAAATTATAACGGAGTTTATACAAACTTTTACGAAATGAGACCAACTTGTAGGGAGGAAATAGAGGGAGGTACTTATAGATATTGGGGTTACTTGTTTACAAAGGTTAGAGAGGATAATTACGAGGAGTTAATGAGACTGGAAAAAGTACACACAGCTTGTAATAATGTTTTAACAGCCAATAGTGCTCTACGGCGTGATACAAACGACAAAACGTTACAAAAAAAATTACATGAACTAAGCGAGTACGTTAGAAATAATAACCTGGCATATATAGAAAAACACAAGCAATTACTCAGTTAGTACCGTTGGGTAAAGTTTGATTTTGATAAAAAATATTACGAGGTGGTAAAGTTGTAAGGGTAAAACAAAAAAGCCGTTAAATTTTCATAACGGCCTTTTTGCTATTTATATTTAATTCTATGAGCACCTAATTTAGTCGGTTGTTAAAACTTGTTACAAAGTTTGCATGGCACTGGCTAACCTCAGCAAAGGCTCCTGCCATGTCTTTTGTATAATCTGTTTTTACTCCTCCTATACAGTTTGTATATGTAGTGTAAAATTGATCCATATTTTTTATGCTTATAAGCTCAGCTGGTGTACAGTCGTACTCTTTTACTGTATTGTCGTAATAGTCAGCCATAAACTTTGTAGCACAGTCGGTAAACGTACTAATAACTAAGCTATCATTGGTTAGCTTTGAGGCTCATTGTACGCACTCTACATAATCGTAAATGTAGCTAACCTTGTTAGTAATAATATCTGTGCATTTTGCCTCCTCTGCTGGTTGCTCAGGTGCTGGCTGGTCTACTGTCTGCTGTTGCTCCTGGGCTTTTTGTGCTGCCTCCTGGTCGTTTAGGTTACCACCTATAACACCAAGTATAATAATAGCTACAAATATAATAGCTCACCAAGTCAAACAACCCTTGGTTTTTTTCTTTTGCTCTGTTTTTTCTGTCATTGTACTATATTTTAGGTAAATAAATATATTAGTAAATATATTTTTACTCTGTAAAATCAAATGTATTTGCCTCCATTTCTATTACCATATTATCTATACATGTGTTGTACTGCTCAGGATCAGGTAGCATTACACAGGCTAAAAAATGTGCTATAAATCGGTCTATAAACATTTTAAGGCTATTAAAAAAAGTAAAATCATAACTACACCCCAGCCAACACCAGCTACTCATTGTAAAGTGCTGTTGTCTTTTTTTAGGGCTTTGTTTTCGGCTTTAAGCTTTTTAACTTTGGCTTTGTAATAATCTTTGTTTTTTTCTATCATTTTTAGTGGTTTAACTAATTTTATTTTGAGTTACCCATTAACTCTAAACACCAGCCTGGCATGTCTGCCACTGGTTTACCTCGGCAATAATCGGCTTTGTATTTTAGTGTAACTAAACCTATGCAAACACTCAATACAATTATTACTACCATTGCTATTTCTGCTTTTGTCATTAGTCTATCTCTATTAAATTAAAGTTATTCTCTACAAAATTTACACCAGCACATACGGCGTCTGCGTATGTATCAAACTCTCCTGCCTCCATAATTTTACGTCCATTTTGACTACCTAAATTATAAGCTGTTAAATTTGTTATAAACTTACTTTTTGGATCGTCGCACTCCTCCATAAATATACGTAATAAAAGCCTCATGTCCTTTGTTTTATATTCAAACATTATGCCATCAATTTTTGACGTGTTTATTAAATCGTTTTTTTTCATTTTATCTATTTAAAGTAATAAAAGTTTTAAACTGGTCTAACTCAAAAAAAGTTAGTTTTCATTAGAATATGTAACCAAGTAAAAGTTTTACCAAGGCTATAAGTCAAAATAGCACTGCAAGCATAATTAGCACCAAAAATATAAAAATCACCCATCTACCACAGCCTGTGGTTTTTTGCTCTGCAAATTCTTTGGTGAGCTCCTGCTTTTGTTTTTCCGTTTGGGCTTTTTCAAGCTCTGCCCTTAGCTCTTTTAAATTCATGTTTATTTTGTTAAATATGTAAATCTATTTTGCCACAGTCTACATGGTTTAACATAAGCCAGTCGTTATATGGCTGGTGCACACCATAAATATATAAGTCGTCAGGGATCATTGGCACATGTCCACCTTTTACCCATATAGCGTCCTCACTAACATACATTACACGGCCAAGCCAATAATCTCAAACAACCTCGTCTTTCATTTGGCAGTACACATAATCACCTGGCATTATTTTTGTAAACTTATTTTTAATACTCCACCAGGCAAAAATTATTACAGCAATGCAAAATATGCTAAGGCCTATTGCAAACCAATTAGGGCTATTTTTCATGTTTATTTTGTTATTGATCTAAAACCTCGTTTTTATGTATAGGTCCACAGGTTTTTTTTATTTCTCCTATACTGTTAAATATGTACTCACATTTTTTTGTTAGCTCGGCATTTGTACTAATACCTACTGCCTCAAATTCTCTACTAATATGCCAATTACTACTAAATAGCATAACACTAATAATATAAGTCTCTCACTCTTTAAAACCCTCTACCTTGTAATAAAAGTCTCCAAAAATGTCTGACTGTATGTAAATAAGGTCCACCATGTTTATTTTATTATAATATAAAACTATTTTTTGCCACCATTTCCAAACTTGGCATTTTTGTAAAAGTGTATAACCATTGGTACTGGTTTGTCCTTTTTATCCTGTACTGATCTTAAAAACTCTATCTCTTTTTTTAGCTGCTCATTTTCTGCTTGGAGCTCGCAATTTTCCTTAAAAATTTGCTTATAAATAAGGTACAAAGTTTTATTTTTTGTGGCTTTAATTATATCCTCCTCCCATGTGCCTGTCGGCTGTTTTAGTTGCGTTGTTTTCATGGTTAAAATGTTTTAACTACTGTAAAATCTCTACCCTGTTGCTTTTTTTGGTCCTCTATTATTACTTTTTCTGCCTCTTTTATTGTATCATAGCCTGGGGTGGTACCTCGTGGGCTTGTCTCCATGTCTAACCATAAAAACAATGACTTTTTTTGTGGTGCATATACTGTTTTACCTGTAATACTTTTGCATTTAATTATCCTGTATTTTGCTCTAAACATGTTTTTTATATTATCGATCTAAAATAATATCCACCAATAAGCATATAAGCAGCAATATTGGGTGGTGTATAAATAAGTATATAGCTCAAACAAGCTCTAACATTATTTTAAACATTTAAGTATAAAAGTTATTGGGTTGTCTTGTATAGCCAGGATCATAAGCAACCTATCACACCAGGAGTAGTCCAAGTCCAATATATCTGTATGCCTTATACATGTACAAGTTAATTTTATTAAGTCTATATAGCCCTGAGCTACCAACCACTCTACAAATTGCATTTTTTTGCTAATAATATGGATGTCGTCAAACCTATTTTTGTACTCAAAATATCCAGGCTCGTTAAATTTTTCCTCTCGTCGTTGGTTAAAGTGGTCCACAAATTTTACCCATTGTGGGTTGTCGTCCTTTATTTCCAAATCTAAATAGTTTTTTGGTGTCGTTTTATCCATGGTTATTTTAGTATAGTAGCTAAAAACTTTATAGGATCCTCTTGTATAGCTAAGTGACAAAGTATATTACACTCTGTGTCAACCCAGTCTGTTAGATCCCAAAACATGTCGCAAATCTTTAATTTGTCCAAATTTATTTTATCATTTTTGCATAACCATTTTACAAACTCAAAATGTTTACTGCATATATATTGCCTGTATGGTCTGCTCATGCCTTGCCAGTCTTTCTCTGATCGTGGCCTGTATAGTGTTTTATCGCCCTCTGCCTGTAAATAGTTGTACTCGTTAAATAAATTAAAAAGTTTTTTTGTGTTTTCTGTCATGGTTGGTTGGTGTAAAATATAAATTATTTACAATTTTTAATTTTTTCCTCTACCACTGCTAAGGCCTTTTCTAAGTTTTCTTTGTCTCTTAATAATCGCTGCATTTTGTATTTATTAGTATCAATAGGTTTTAGTTTTTTTATACATGCCTGTGTTAGCTTTTCCAATTTTTCTACTTTATAGTTTTGTATTTTATCACAGTCGCTGTCTTTACCTATAAAAAAGTATCTTTTACTACTGTAATAACTCCTTATAGCTCCTTCATGTTTTCTTTGGTGCCTACCACATGTATAAAATACATATCATTTTGGTATTTTGAGCTCGTATATTTTATAGTGGTCTCCTATTTTTTCTCGTGGTATCTCTTTGAAAACCCCAGGCTCTAAATTATCTGCATATTTATATAGTGTTACATATACTTTTTGCATGGTTGGTTAGTGTTAATCATTTAAAATGTGTCAGTATTTCTCTCATGTAGGGCAAGTGCTCCAATGATCCAAGGCCTTGTCGCCAATTCAGCACCACATGTCAAGCCTATTTCCATTTATTGCACCTCCTCTATCGTTGCAGGTTACTACTCCTATGCCCTCCAAATATATTTTGGTGCCAAGTGGGTACTCCTTAGGGCATGCAACGCTTTTACCTCTGTCTGCGTTGGTGAGTACATGGCCATTAGCCGTTACGTTGCAGTCACCAGCACAATTTATTTTAAAGTCCTCCTCGTATGTCCTACCGTTGTAATACCTTTTTTGGTTTGGTGTTACTGTGTAATACCTGCTAAGGCTAAATTTTATCCTATTACCTTTATGGATCCTGTCCCAGTCAAAGTTTACTCCTGGGCAGTTTTTGGCTTGGAAATCACCATGGCCCTTTATTTCTAAGTCGGGGTGTTTTTCCATGATCCACTGTATTAGTTGGTTTACTGTATCGTACTGCTCATTGGTAGGCTCTCACTGGTTAAAGTCTCCTACTATTTCTATGTGTATACCATTTACGTTGGCCTCAGGGTTTAGGGTTGCTCCTACTATTGTGTCCAGCTCGTTTACCTTTACCCAGTCGCCACTGCAACCTACTATATAGTGTGTAGGTATATAATCAAATCACCTATTAGCTACGTATGTATTATACATGCTTTGTCTCATTTTTTCTGCACTCATGCAACTTGTAGCTGTATGGTGCAAAACTATATACTTGTAGCCTCTTACGGCCTTACTGACTATTTTTTGTCATGCCCAGGAAAATTTGAGTTATACTCTGCTCGCAACTCGTCTATTTTTTCCCTGTTTACCTCAGCACTATTATGTAGCTGTGTTTGCTGGTCCTCCAAGGTTTGCCATTGGTTTGTTATTTCCTCATTGGCTATATAAAGTTGGTTAATCTCATTTAGTAGGCTGTCAGCTATTCTTTGCTGCTTTTTTTCCTCCATATTGCTATGGATCCTACCTCAATATAAACAAAAAACAAAAATAATAACAACACCTGCTATTGCACTAAGTATTGCTAAACTGTGGTTGGTTGGTTTTGTGCTCATGTTTTTATTTTTTTAAGGGTTAAAAAGTTTTGGTTGCTTTTTCCCTTAAAAAGTGTATACCCTTACGTAGTGTAGGGGTGAGGCTTTCCGTGGTTGGTTGGTGGTAACCTCTACACTTTTTAAGTTATTTTTTATAGTTTTTTCTAACATAATCTACGCAGTCCTGCAAATTAGCAAGGCTTTTTTTTTCTCTGCTAAATTTGCTGGCCATTGTACTTTTTTGTCTCCTAAACAGCAGGCCTAAAAATGTACCCATTACCCAGCTTGTCTCATATTGTCCTGGCGTCCACTCGCCTTTTTTTCTCCCTACTGGGTTGCCGTTTGGTCAAATTTTGCTCATGTTTTTATAAATAGATCTAAATTAACGTTGGGTATTATAATCATTTTTTTGTAAATTGCAAGAGAAAATTATATTTTTTTTTGTAAAAGTTTAATTTTGTACGGTATGGTCTTATTTAATACTCTAATTATTAGTTTTTTTGTACTAATATTTTGCATATTATGCCTGAGCTCGTACATTATTTCTCTTTTTATTTGTGGCATGTCTGCTACTGTTTTGCATATTGTAGGATCTATACCCAGCCAGTACATGTATTGTACTAAATCAAAGTTTATGCTATTAGTATTAGTTGTCATTTTATTATTATTATGTCGTAATAATCACTATACAAGTCGTTATACTCCTGCCAGCTATTTATTGGCTTGGCTCACTCGTATATTTGTGCTATAACTTTTGTTATCCTTATTTTAGCCATTTTGCTCAATATTTAAATTTGGATAAATCTATTTTGTATGCTGTGGCACTCTCCCTTAGCTCTTTATTTTTCTCCAAGGCCCATGTAATACTTATAGATCACATACTCATGTAGTCTATGTGGGCTTTTTGTAGTGCCTCAAACCTACCTGGGTATTTTTTCCTAAATCGGTCGCCAGCCTCTACTGGGTTTTTGTGCCACCAATTCAAGTGGCAATTATAACAAAGGGCCTTTATGTTGTACGGATCACATGCCAGCCTATGGTCCCTGGCCTCATTTATTACATGGCTACCGTGCATGTTTGGGCCTTTATCTCTTTTACCACAGTGCTGGCAAGTGTATTTGTCCCTGGTTTTGGCTATAAGCTTTGCTATCTCTATGTTTTCGTCCATTAGTTTTTTTTTGCTTATAGTCTCCTTTTTTTTAGTAGTTGCCATGTTTGTTTAAATATAATTGGTATGTAAAAGCCTCACCGTATGTATTAAATAGGTATTTTTCTATATTGTTACCATCAAAGTCTACATACTGCATTACTTTTACAAAGCCGTATGGAGTTTGGGCTATTTCCTCCCTCTCCATTAAAGTGTCCAAGTAGTTTAAAAAGCCGTCCATGTATTCATGGTACCAAACCATAAATACTAAGTCTTTTGCTATTGATTTTTGCATTTTTTTTGTAGGTTATTTTCTAAAATAAGTTGCTTTTGCAAGGCTCTATGTATTGTAATAAGCCTTTTAATTTTAACTGCCAGCCACTGATCCATGGCCTGTAATAGCTCAATGTTTTTTGGCCGTACTTTTTTGTCTACTCGGCTATAAATAGTGTGGTAATTTACGCCTATATCGTTGGCTAAATTTACTACTTTTAGATCCATAAAGGCTTGGTGTAGTTTGTCCATCATTTTATTTTTGTTTAAAAGGGTAAAGGGCTTTCCGTGGTTGGTCTATATTTTTCTCTGTACTCATGCTCTAAATGTTTTCTTTTTACGTAGCTGTCACCTCTAAGGCTTGCGTTGTGCTCCTGCAATTTACGCCTGGCTCTTTGTACTGTTTGGTAGCTAAGGGCTGTGAGTAGATCATACTTGGAGTAGTGAGCTATGCCTAAGTGCTCAGCTATTTTTAAATATAGCAGTGGGTCATTATCCCTTGTTTGTGGTTGGTTGGTTAGTATTTCCTCCACCACAGTATCTATTTTTGCCATTTTTTGTTTGTGGTTAAGGGTTAAAATTGGTTATCCAGCCACAATAAGTAAATAATACCCATTAACTCCTTGGCTTTGTCTATGGCCTCCCTGGTGTCAAGCTCTAAATTATTTTGCCATGCAAAGTCCTGCAAGCTCCATGCTGGTGCATATTCATACTGGGTATTATTTACTGTATATGTTTGTGGCATTTTGTTTTGGTTAAATTATAAAGTTTTTGGCTCATATATACCGTCCTCGTTTTGCTCTACGTAGTCCAGTATAGGCTCGTTTGTAATATCTTTACCATCGTATGTGGCTTGTCAATTTTCTATTTGTATCATTTTTGTAATTGGTTAGTGGTTAAAGTCATGCCTCCCTTAGGGCTTTATTTTCTACTGCCAGGTCTATCCTGCGTTGGCTTAACATTTCTATGTTAAGTTTGTAGTGGTTGGCTAATTTTTTCCATAGTAGTTGGTCACCATACTTTTTTAGGGCCTCTTTTTTGGCCTCCATTTCTATTTCTTTGTCGGTCCGTTTAATTTCGCCCTTACTTTTTTTATTTTTCCAGTGCTCATACCTGGCTATACGGTACAAGTCGTACTCAATTTCCGTTTTGCTGGCGTCATAGTCCAATTTTTCATACTGTACTATTATGTCAGGTAAAAAGTCCTGTATATCTGCACTGGATCATGTCTTTAATAATTTCTGTGATTTTTCTAATAGGTCCATATTATCTTGGTGTTATTACTAAACTGTAACCATAGCTAAGCTCTGCACCCTCAATATTTTGTCCCTCCTGTATAGCTTTTTTTATGGCTGTTTTATCTACTACCACCTGTGTTTTTAGCTTTTTAAAGTCCTGTGGTATTAGATCCTCGGCTGTAATAACAACGCTGGCTGGGTTTTGCTTTGCCGTAAATCTTTGGTTGGTAAATTCTACCGTTTTTAGGTTGTTTGCTAACATGCCAGCCAAAATATTGTCTTTTAGCTCAGCCTCTTTGTCTGCCAAAAATCTAACCTCGGCTTGTTTTTCCAATATTTTTTGCCGTACCTCGCTTTGGTGTAGCTCCTCCTGTAATTTTGCCAGCTCTAACTCAGCACTGGCTTTTTGGTTTTGTATACTCCGTATATTTTCACCATAATTTGTTAAATCTGCCATTGTACTATTTTGTTACTAAAATAAATCTCATGCCGTAGCTCCATACAAGGCCATAATCTCAGCCTGCATTTTGTCGTCTATCGTATAGTGTTTTTGCACCTCTTTTAGTGCTGTATCAAACGTGTATTGGTCTTTTTTTGCTTTTAGGTTTTCCAATTCTTTGTAACCAAACGCTGGCTTTGTTTTTGTATCCTCCTTTGTCTTTTGCTCCTCGGGTAGATCCTCACCAGCATAAATATACAAACCTAAACCAAACATAGCCAAGTTTTTTGTTAGGCAACGCATTATAGTTTTGTTTATATCAAACATAGTTGCTGCCTCACATGTTTTGTCTCCATACTTTGTTTTGTATGTATAGGCCTCGTTTTTCATGGTTTTATTGGCTCAGTCCATTACTGGTAGCCACATATCGTGTGTTAGGCCGTCTACTGTAACGCTGGTAAATACCATGTAACCTAACATAGGATCGTATACGTATGGTTTACCATCAAATAGTTTGATCTCATAAGTAGCTGTTGGGCAACTTTTTTTAAACTCGGCCCATGCCCAAGCCCAACTCAAATAACTTAGGCCGTTTTTTTCCTCTACTTTTTCGTTTACGTTTATAGAGTATAGTGTATTAAAGTCTGTCATTTTGTACTAATTGTAATAAATTAAAGTTTAGTAGTCCAACCGTGAGCCTCGCATATATCCAATAAATGTTTTAGGCTGTTGGTTGCTTTGTTTTCTTTTTTCCTGGTATCGTACCAAAACTGCATAACCTCCTTTTTACGTGGATCCTTTTCGGCTACTATTGCCTGCTGTATACCTCATGCTATGTATGGCTCTAACCTCCTAACGTCTGAGGTGTTTAATATTGTACCCTCAATTTTTACAAACTTTACGCCACTGTTTAGGAGTTTTAGTACCATGTCCTCGGGTTTGTCCGTTACAATTTCTGTGCCATCAAACATTACTATTTTTAGCAGTTGCTTATACTCTTTTAGATCCATGCTTATTGGGTTATACTATCTAAATCTACTACCCTTGGTTTGTATTGTCTTACTTGGTTTACCATTTTTATTATGTACGGCACGCCCTCTTTGTCTTTTTTTCTGAGCTTTGCTATACTTAGTATGTTTTTGCTCCAAAAGGTGTCCTGCCTAACATATTTTAGTACGGTTTGTATGGTCTCTAAATCGTAACCGTCTTTTACAAGTTTATCTACCTCCCTGTATTGCAGGGCCCAATAATTTTTTGTATGGTTTATTTGGTAGGCTACCTGTGGGTTGGTTTGATCTATAAACTCATGTACAAAGTCGTACTGCTCCATCGGTAGAGCCAAGGGCTTTTCTTTTTTTTCCTCTACCGTTGGTTGTTTTCTTTTGGCAAGCCCTCATAAACGGCCTGCCTCGGCTCTTTTTTTATTTATGGTATTTTGTACTTGGCTGTCCTCGTCCAGGTGGGCTTTGATCGTAGCAAAATGTACCCTGGTAGGTTTATCCAAAGGCTCTATGCCATATTTGGTGTAGTTGCATATAGCCTTTAACAATATACCTGCCTCCTCATTGCTTAGCTCGTCAAGTATTGCCAAGTCTTTGTTATAAAGTAAAAATTTGTCCATTTTTTCTTTAAAGTGCCATAATAAAATTAGCCATTGGCTCATTGTAAAAGTCTGCCTGTTGGCTGTCCTCAATAAACGCTAATAGGTCGGCGTCACTGAGGGCAACCTGTACTGGCTCCTGTTTTACAATTTGCTCGTTTTCTTTGTTTTGTGTGTTTTCCATGTTAATAAAAATAGCAAAATAAAACTGGTGTAAATGGCACTTAGTATTATTTTGCTATGTTATCCCTTTATGCTATTTCTTAGGGTTGAGCCGTGGTTGGTTGGCCTTGCAAGCATACATAATAACTAAATGGCATTGTACAGGTGCCCTGGTTGCTCCTAACAATACCATTAGTTTTTATGTATACCAATGTACTGCTGATCCAGGGCTGTTAATATGTTTGCTTTTAGAGGCTCTAACTCACTGTGTTTGACCTACACATTAAAAAAAACCTCCCGTAAGTAAATACAGGAGGCTTTTATATGCTGTTGTTTTTCTATGTTTGGGTTTTAGGTGTGGTGGGATTTGAACCCACGACCTTATCTTTACCCTCCATATTGTCGCCTATATTTACTTAACTGTTTTTTATGTACAAACATATCTTAACATTGGACAGTATATATAAAAAAAAACAAATTGCAAGAGAAAATGAGGGTACAAAAAAAAGATGGCAGGTTATAAGCCAAAACTTACCCAACGAAATTATATTTTTTTTATAAATTTTTACGGTTTTTTTATAATTTTCAGTAAATTTTTAAAAAATTTTTGATCGTTTTATAATATAAATATATAATATATTATTTTATTAAATATTATATCATGTAATATATAAATATATAATATATATATTATTATATATATACCGTTAAACACCTTAAAACATTAGGTAGTACCTACAAAGCCAAGCAAATGCAAGCAAATGCTATTTTTGAGTTTTACGGCTTTTGCTTTGGTTTTTCCTGCTCGTAGCCCTAAGCAAAAATAGCAAATGGTAGCAAATGCAAGCAAATGGTAGCAAATGCAAGCAAATGCTATTGGTGAGTTATACTGGTTTAAAACTACTAAAAACACTTTGATGGGTAGCTTGTAGCCTTGTATCTGCTACGTGGGTGTACCTCTGTGTAGTGGTTATATCTGCATGGCCAAGCATAAGTTGTATTTGTCTTAGATCTATACCCTTTTCTAAAAGCTGGGTAGCAAAACTATGGCGTAAAACATGGCACGTTACTTTTTTGTCCCAGTTTAGGCCCTCATTATATTTTTTAAATAGCCCACAAACGCTATTTTTTTGTATAGGTTTACCTCGGGTATCCTGATTATGGCTAATAAATACATAGTCCTGGTCTGCTGTGTTTATACCTACGTATCATGTCCAAGGTATAGGCTTTTGCCTCTCCTCTAAGTACTTTATTAAAAGCTCCCTTGTTTGCTCAGTAATAAATACCAAACGATCTATGCCACCTTTACCAATAATTGTAAAATGGTCAAAGTTTAGGCACTGGTCCAAAGTCAGCTTTAACATTTCACTTAGACGCATACCAGTAGTATAGCCCATGGTAACAAGTAATTTACCTCTTAGCCTGTTTATCTCGTATTTTTCCACCTGGTCTATATGCTGTATAAATTGCTGTATTTCCTCCTCCTCCAAAAAGTTTATAGTTTGGCTTTTTACTTTTGGGCTGGCTATTTTGTTGTAATCTAAACCAGTGTTGTATATTGTGTTTAGATATTTTACAAAATTTTTTATTGCTTGGATCTTACCAGCAATAGTCCTGGGGCATAAATACTCATAAATACCATAGTAAATACTCTCTTTTGGCGTCTTACATTTTCCTAAAAATGTTTTGTAGGCCTCAATAGTAGCAAGCGTAATATCGTTTGTGGTTTTGGGCCTCATGTACTTTACGTATCCCTGCAATGCACATAAATTGTGGTCAATAGTACTTTGTACTCGGTTTTTGTTTTTCATGTACTGCTCATAATTGGCAATAAGTTTGTCCGTAATTTTCATGGTTATTATTTTACAAAGGGTAAAAGCTCAGTGAGTTGATCTATACCCTGTGTAGGTCAATTAACAATATTATATATATTTTTAGTAAAAAGTAAATATAAAAAACTGCATAGTTTTTTGTTGAAAATCTAAAACTAAATATATATAATCACCATTGACCTACATAGTAACTAACTCACTACTTTTACAAAACCAAAAGTAGTGGAAAATGGTAAAAAATGTACAAAGCACAATTATGGTAAAGGCATAGCAAGGCCAGTTTTTGCTGTGCTTTTTTTTGTACAAAAATTTTATCCTAAACCCATAAAAAATGAAATACGATTTTGCAAAGCTAAAACAGGAGTTTTACGAGAGTGACATAGACGAAATAAGCAACTTTTTAAAAGCCAAATACGGCGAGAAATTGGCAAATAGCAACCAAATAAAAAATAATACGATTTGATGGACAAAAGACAAAAAGCTTTACAAGCAAAAAATAGTAGACATGGCTATTGAGAGGTCAGCTAAAAAGAGTGCCAAAGAGTTAGCAAAAGAAATACCCATGGAGAGGCTAATACAAATGAAATTAGACTTTTTTGACCTAATAGACATGGCTATTGAGAGAATAGCAAAGAGTAAAAAAATAGACATGGACCAAGTAGTAAAGGGGCTCAATGCAGTAAAAACGGAATTGGGAGAGCCTACCAAGGTAACAAGCAATACTAACAAAAACTATAATAATGAGGAATTGAGCGACGAGGACAAGGAGCTTATAAGTAATTATATTAAACAAAAATATGGAGGATCTAATAAATAAAATACAAAACGACAAAGCTTTTAGGAGGTATTACTACCAGCAAGATTTTTTTGGCTACTGTAATTATTATTTTAGGGAGTATTACAATTTTGATACACCAAAATGTTTGGTTGAATATTACGAGGCCTTAGAGAGTGGTAAAAATGTATATTTTAAAGGGTTTAGAGGTAGTGCAAAAACTACCATTGCCCAAATGTATGTAAACTACTGTATAGCCTACAAAAGCCGTCGTAACATAATGTGGTACAGCCAAAATATAGATAATGCAGAGGAAAACCTAACCTATATAGCAAATAGCTTTATTGGGGATACAGACAATGGGGCAAGGTTTGTAAGGGACTTTGGTAATGTTTACTACCCTGACTATGCAGTAAGAGGTGGACAGAAAAAAATAAAAAGGTTAGATAAATTTGTAACTGAAAACGAGTGCTATGTAAGGGCCATGTCGTTGGGTACAAGCCCAAGGGGTAAAAACTACACAGCCAGCGACGGTAAGCATAGGCCTGATTTAATAATATTTGACGATGTAGATACAATAGCCAGTTGTCAAAGCCGTAAAAAAATAGACAAAAATTTTGAGTTTATGCTAAACGAGGTGCTTTGAGGTACTACATGAGACACCCAAATAATATTTTTGGGTAATACTATATACGAGGACGGTATAGTACCAAGGTTTGAGGAGCACATAAAAAACGATCCAGCATGGCAGGTAATAGTACTACCAATATACGATAAACAAGGGCAAATAGTTTGGGACAGGTTTGTAGAAACAGACAAAGAGGCACAGGAGCTAAACCAAGGCATATACGAGGTAAATAAAAGATATACAAGCTTGGAGACTGAGAGGAGGAGACTTGGAGCTATAAGCTTTGGGCAAAACTACTTATTGGAGCCATACCTACAAGGCCAGCACATAATTACCAGGGACATGATCCAGTGGGACAGCAACTGCAAAAGCTACAAGTTTGATAAAGTACAAATTGG